AATCGAACCTGCGACTTCCTGCTTGCAAAGCAGGCGCTCTCCCTACTGAGCTACGGCCCCTCTTATGAAGCCAACCTATTCTGGTGAAACTCATTTAATGCTTCTTCTAATTCTTTTTGATAATCTTTTTTATTTTTAATAAACTCTTGTACACTACCATCTTCAGTTACAACTAATATGACTACTTGATTAATCTCAATACCTGTTCTTTCTTCGAACATTTGACAATAAGCGGTCGCCTGTGTATAGTAGTTCAAGTTCCAATCATCATTTCTTTCGCTTCTAGCGGTCTTAAAATCGATTACAGAGGGTGTTCCTTCATAATCTGCGATACAATCTACTCTACCTGCGACCATAAGTTCATCTGACCACAATGCGGTTTCTTGCGCATAGATATTATCAATGTTATGTAACGCCCTTTTCCTTAACTGATTAAAAAGACAATATGGTAAAAAGGTTTTCACCTCATGCATTCTAAATTCTTCTGGAGAATAAATGTGTTTATTACACAAATAATCTTCACAGATTTTATGTACTACACTACCACGATTTGCTGATGTTCGTGCGATATAATTCGCAACATCTTCACCAACTCTTTTTCTCCATTCAAATAGTCCCTCTTTGTGTCGTGTTGATAAAACAGTTGTTATAGATGGATATGTGTTATTTGTTGGTGTCACATAATGTCTCTTTCTATCTACATTTACTGTTTTAATTGTTGGAACAAATTGAATGTTCCTTTTAAATTCGTATAATTCTTCCATAATCTAACTACAACAATTATCATCACACATATATGCGACAGATTCTACTCTTGAAATTAATCGTTTCGCTCTATTGGTAACTTGTCGATACCATTTCGAATCTTTCATTTCAATCGCTGTCTGTGTCCAATCCCTGTTGTCAACCGCCTTTTTCATATTTTTAAATTTACTTAATCTAGGATAACCCAAATTAAACATCATATTAGCAATGACTAACTGTATTTCTTCTGGTAGTTCCTCAAAATCTGAATATAATTTTTTACATTCGATTAGAGTTACACCGATATCTTTTTTGAAGAGTTCATCTACTCGTTCTTCGGTTATCGTTGCGCCAATTGGTAAATTAAATTCTTCATCCTCTCTGAGGATTAAATGACCAATACCAACTGTCTTGTAGCCCAAGTGGTCATGATAAACATCAAGTTTTTTTCCTTCATCTCTAATTAAGTCTTCTTTTAGTTTTGCTATAAAATTCATTTGTATATAATACACTAAAATATATATCTTGTCAAGTAATTTATAGGCCTAATTTTATTTTGTTGATTAAGTATTCACGAACGAATCCACTTCTTACTATATCACCGATGTTGTATTCTATTAGTTCGAATGATTCCATCTTATCTAAAATTCTTGTAAATTCTAAAATACCATTTTTTTCAGATGTCTTGATTAAATCAGTCTGGTCGACATCGCCGCAGAACATAATTTTAGAGTCTTGTCCTACTCTGGTAATGATTGTATCTAACTCGTGGAAGTTGAGATTCTGGCACTCATCTACAATGATGATTGAGTTATCAAAAGTTATACCTCTTAAAAAAGAAGTGGATAGAAAATGTAAAGTCTCTTGTTGTTGTAGGTTCTGGTATAACATACTAAACGCCAGTTCATTTGGCATTTTAAACATAAACTGAACCATGTTCTGATATATGACTTGATACAACGCAGATTTATCATCATGGTCGCCCGGCAGGAATCCTATATCACGAGTTGGTATTAGTGACCTCACAATACAAACTCTATGGTATGGTGTTTTCAAATCTAACACATCTTGTAATGCGAGATATAATGATAAGAAAGTTTTACCAGTTCCAGCCGCACCATATTGAAAAAGATTTTTACCATCTTTATACGCCTTCACAGCAATCTTTTGATTATCTGTAATTGGTTTGATTTTGATTAGATGTTCTTCAGTTATTTCTTTGTTCTTTTTAGTCGCCATAATCTATCCCATAGTGAAAAGGGTTCTCGAAAGAACCCCTTTTGATACATTAGTTGATTGACTTCATCAGCTTGCACATCTTTTTATATGGTATATTTCCAGATGGTGCTGAAGTATCTAACTAGCATCACTATTATTTATATTTTGTTTTTCCTATGTTTATTAACTATTTCTCTTGATTTCTTTCTTGAAACTTTTTCATTATTACCATATCTGTCGGCAAGTGGTGAGGTTGGATGTTTCTCTGCAATCTTTTGAAAAACTTCTTTCATACCAGTATCAATTTTACTATCAGTTTCTCCAACACCACCAACAATCGCTGGCGCAACTGGCACTAAACTCATATGTTTATTATCCTTCAAGTATTTTTCCATTTCTGAAATCATCATCCATTCTTCTTTAACTTCACCTGTGTTATCATCTAAAAATAAATATGTTGGCATTACATCGCTTCCTTATACCATTCTGGTATTTGAGTTTTGTTCCATGTCGCAAAACTTCTTTTGTAATATATATAATAATTTCTATACGCCTGAATACTATTACCATTCACCTTTACATCTTCTGGCATCGCTTGTGGTGGTTCTGTTAATATACCATCTGTCATATTCTTGGGTGTAAATCTTAGAAAAGATTTTAATTGTGTTAAACTCGAATGTTCTTTACCACTATATCTTTTCTTAAATTCATCGCCTAAATGAATCCACATTGTATATAACCAATTATAGTTTCTTTTAGATTCTCTTACCCATTGACCACAAGGATGATTGATATGACTTGCGAGATATAAAGTATCATCAAAAATTTTATTAGATAGTTTGTATCTTTTCGCCTTTCTACCAGTTTTAGTTTTACCATAATATTCAGTACCATCAAGTACTCTATGTGCGGTACTTAACAACTGAGCATACTCAATACACATCTTCGAAGCATGTTTATCTAAATGCATCTCAGCACAAATCTTTGGGTTTTCATGTAAATAAAATATATTCATAATTCTTAAATAGTATAACTCATTCTATATTAGTTGTCAAGGGGTTAATAATATTACCATTCTCATCATACTTCTTTTCATATCTTTTGAGTATTTTAACAAGTGTAGACATATCTTTTTCCTGTGTCCATTCCTCTTTTCCCCACTTATAGTGTTCGCACATTCTGATGAACATTCCTAATTCTCTACCATGTGATTCAACTTCCCAAGGCAGTTCATAATAATGTTTCTTTCTTGTATCTATTGTATTACCTCTCCATCTGTATAAATGAGGTTTTCTGACATACTCGTACATTTCACCAGTCGCCCATTGTTTTAAGTGTACCATTTCGTGTGCGAGTGCCAGTAGTTTTTGTCTAAGTGTAAGTTTATCATCAATGTGAATTATAAAGTTTTTAGGTCGTGGAGTTTCTATATCTTCATTCCAAATACATTCTGCGTCAACCTTTTCTGTTGTCGCAAGTCCTCTTTTAAGGTGAATGTATATTTTTAATTTTTCTCTGGTTCTTTTTTGAAGCAAATGTTTTAGATACCATTCACTGGCAAGTCTAATTTTTTCTCTAATACGATTGTCACAACCAGTGATTCTAATCATGTGATTATTTATTAGGCATTTGGTTGAGGATTTATGTGTTTATAGACCAGTTCGGCGAGTTGTTTGAAGTATGTTTCATCTGTTAACTGAATATTTCTATCTGCTGTGAAATGTGCGTCATGATATGCGGCCACAGCAATTTTTAATTTATTCAGATTTGGATTTTTAAGTACTACTTCAAAAGAATTTACATAATCATATATCTCTTGAAAAGATAAATGTTCTAATGTTTTCATATACCCATCACCAATATTGTTAATAAAATTAGTCCTATTAACATATAATAAAACATTCCTGTTTTAAGTGCTGGTAGTCCACTTTTCATATTCTGGTCGTATTTTTTTAAGTATTCTTCTTTTGAACTTTGTTTTTGTCTTTTCATAATATAACCTCTCAAATATAAAAGTTTAGAGGGGGTACTGTAGACCCCCACTATCGATAGTGTCAGTTTATAATGCGTAAACTGAAGCGAGTCCTGCTTTTACAATATCAGCACTTGGAGTACCTATTCTATAATAAGTTCCATCTGCTTTTTTGTTTGCGTAAACACAAAACCCTCTTTTTCTAAAACCATCTACGACAGTTCTAGGTGATTTGAATCCATAAGTTTTTTGAACGGCTGTCCAAGAAACAGATTCTCCTCTTAGAAGTGCATTCAAGAATTTTTGTGTTCTTGTAATAGCTTTTCTTCCCATAATGTAATCTCCTGCGACTTCAATATATTTTGTTTTATACTAAACTAATGTTTTGTCGCTTAAACATTCAGCCTAGTTTAATTATTTTATTAACATAAAGTTGTCATCCCATCTGAACGCCTCTTTGGCGACATTGACTGACATACCTTTATAAATCTTAGCAAGATTCCTGTCCTTACAAGCAAGTATCAATTCTGCTTCTCCAACACTTAATCCCTCAAGTAATTGAATGAATAATGTTTCCCTACGATTCTGATTTAAGTCTGGTTTCGCAGGTACACCATTTAAAGAAATGTAATTATCAAGAGTTCTATATTCTCTTGATAGTCTTGTATGTTCTGTTCCATCTGGGGCGTCATTTGCAATAAATGGTGGTTTACCTTTTGGTAATAACCATTTAACCGCTGGGTCGAGTCCAGAACGAAGTACCCATCTTAATGCGTCACTATTGTGTTGTGATAGGACACGAACCTTATCTGATTTTGTTTTTACCTTATGTACCATGTCTAATATTTCATGAAACAATGGGGTATATGTTTGTTCTTGTGCCATTTTTAAAAATCTCCTAAATTATCAACAAGTTCCTTTAATTTATTATTTATAAAATAATTTATAAGGTTTGTTCTATCACCTTTTGGTGTAGTATTATTCCATTTGTTCATAATATCTTCTTTAATTATAACAGGTATTTTAGAAAAGTCAACTAAAGTTTCATTTCTTTGATAATTTCTTTTCACTTCTTCATTAGGCGCCACATCTAAAAAGTCATGTTCTAACCATGTTTGAAGTTTTTTCTTAGTCAATGGTTTTTGTCTAAATCCATTCTCAAAGGTATCATCTTTAGATAATACATTTGGAATACCATCTCCCCTATCACCCTTTAATATATGTTCTTTTAGATAAAGAGCGGGGTCAATACCATTTAAAAACTTCTTTGTAGATGGGCTCCATTGTTTTACTTTTTCATATTTTTGTAATTGAATGAAGTCTTTATCTCCCGATACAATCATAATATTTTCTGAATCATTAAACTTTTCACAAAGTGTTGCGATAATATCATCTGCCTCTGCGCCAGTTACTTCTAACACTTTATAAGGAAAATTCTCTATCAGTTCTTCTTTGATTTGATTCAATGCATTGAAAATACTGTTCCAATCGAAACCACTTGATTCTCTACTCTTTTTCCTATGTTGTTTGTATTGAGGAAAAAACTTTTTTCTCCAGTAGTTTCTACTATCATAACAAAGTACAAGTTCTCCATTTTCTTCAGAAAACTTTGAACGATATGAACGAAGTGAATTAAGTATAATATGTCTTACTAAATCTATACTTACTTCTTTATCTTTACTATTTCCAATTTGTATCATTAGTGAAGATAAACTCACTTGATTCATATCAACTAAAATCATATATAAAATATACCATAAAACTTAACAATGTCAAGTTTTACTTCTTTGCACCTTTTGAAATAACTCTTTTGTTTTGTTTCTTACGATTTCTCGCGATGGCAGCGGCTTTCTTTTGTCTGCGCTGTTCACTTGGTTTGGTATAGAATTCTTTCTTTCTTAGTTCAAAAAGAATCCCATCCTTTTGTATTTTCTTCTTTAGTATTCGTAATGCACCATCTACATTTCCGTTTCTCACGAAGATTGTAAATGCGTCATTCTCTATTTTATTATTTTTCATATATAATATATTACACTATTTGAGAAGAATGTCAATAGCCTATTTTGCTCAATGTTTATAGGGTTTTTAATGCTTCTCTAAATCTTTCTCTTGTCTTTCTTTTATTCTTACCCAATAATAGTGTTCACATAAATCTTCTATACGCATTAATATGTTTGTTAATACTGCCCTCATTTCACCATCTTGTTTATACTTGTTGTAAATATACATATTTAATTTTTGAAAGTTATCTAGTATAGTGTGAAAAGTGCGCTCAATATATCGTTCTTCTTGTGTGGTATCTATCTCTAATTTTTTTAAATTTATTAATTTCTTAATATCAGATAATAAACCATCTTCGAAAGGTCTTTTGTAATCAATTAGTATTCCAATAATGTGTTTGTCTTTCTCAAAATTAGTTCTCATATATTTTTCCAGTTCTTTAGACTGGTCAAATAAATCTGTGAAACAGGCCAGCAAGTTTTTATCATCCATTGCTGACTTTTCTCCTTTTTGATATTTTCTAGCGGAAATATTATCTAAAACTTCAAGGAGTATTTTTTCCAGAGCAGTTGCATCCATTTTCTTGATGTCCTGTTCGTACATTTGTTTTCTCCTTCATTTGCACCCATATATTATCACTAGGTGTTTTGTGTAAGTAGGGATTATCCCACGGCAAAGGTATTCTTATCTTTGATGGTAGACCACCTAACATAAAAATTGTAAATATTAGTATTAAAGGTTTCATTAAGAATCGAGTCTAAACATCCCTATTTTATAAACAGGTTGTTTCTCAGAATCAGTTCCTGCCTGATAATAAGATTTACCGCCTGGCACAAGTTCAGATTTTTCTAACATATCTGCGATTGTTTGTGCGTGTTTCTCGGTATTATCAGTATCATCTGGGATAATTAGTTCTTGTTCTTCATAGTCCCACTCTGCGTCAATCTCGTGTGTATGTAAATACCCTTCGATTAGTTCTTCGACTTCTAAGTGTATGCTCATAGTCTTCTCCTTTTAACCTTACTATAATATAATAACACATAGTAATGTTTTTGTCAAGGTTTATGCTATCGTAATAGTATTTATGTTAAAAAAGTGTTTAGACGCACGAAAAATGGCGCATTTTGCACTGTTTTATAAGATTAACCACCTAAAGGATTGTTTACAACAAGTTTAAGTTCGGTCATCTGTGCGTTGATAACCTCAATGGTTTTATTCAACACTTTATTCTGTCCTTCTAATTCGGCCACTCTGGCTTCAAGTTTTTCAACTGCATCACTGCCTGAACTTTTTTCTAACTGTGCGATTCTGTTTTCAAATACACCATATGCGTAAAAACCACCACCAAGTGTAGTTACTAATCCTATAACCATAGCGTATTTTTTAAACATCTCTATAATGTTATCCATTATTATCTCCTACTCTGTGAATTTCTTAATATCCACAATTCTCGTTCGAGTTTCTTTCTTGTATTTATGGCGTTGTTTAAGTCAGTCTGAAATTTCAATACTGGGTCATCACCATTAATTTGTATCATTTTTTCTTGTTGGTTTTCATATATACTAAACGCATATTGATTTAACATTTCGTTATCTTCTTTATAAAACTCTTGTTTGTTTTTGTAAATCTCTCTTGTATCAAACATTTGTTTATTCACACTACCATACTGTTTTGATATATCAACTTGAGAGTTAACCATAATTTGTGAAAGAATAACATTTGTCGCTTGTAATTGTTTTCCAACATCTTTTGTAACTTCTTTAATTTTCTCTTCAATTTTAGAGGCGTCTACTTTTATAGTTTTTGTTCCACTATCCTCATCTTCGACTGTGGTATCTGAATCTTCAGTTTTAGCGGTTGTTTCTTCAGTTCCTTCTTCTTCAACTGTTTCTTCCTCTGTTTCCTCTGATGTAGATTCTTCTTCACTTGATTCTTCTTTTGCGACTACAGTACTTGATTCTTCTTCAGACACTTCTGATGTTTCCATAGTTTCTTCTGTTTCTGTAGGTGTTTCCTCTGGTTCTGGTTCTTCCTCTTTTGCGACTGTTGTAGACTCACCCTGTGGTTCTTCTTCCATAGTTGTAGTTTTATTTGAACTTGCGATTGGTGTAGGTTCTTCTTCTTCTTTCATTGTCATTGTTTCTTCAGTAGGTTCTTCTTCCATCGCTGTTGGTTCTTCTTCTTCCATTGCTGTTGTTTCAGTTTTTTGAGGTTCTGGTGCTAAAAATTCTTCAAATTCTTCTTCTAATTCTGTAACAACTGGTGTACTGTTAACTTCTTCTTTTGGTTCTTCGAGTGTCTCTAGTTTTGGTGCGGGCCCGAGTACCTGTAATATTTCCATTTCCTCAAATTCTTCTTCTAATTCTTGAGCAGTTTCCATCGCTTCAAGTTCAAGTTCTTCTTCAATTACTATCGTTTCAAATTCTTCAAATTGTACCTCTTTGAATTCTACTTGTTCAAACTCTGGTTCTTTATATTTTTCTTCCCACTCTTCAAACTCTTCTATTACTTCTTCTATTTCCTCTATAACTTCATCCTCTATTGGTGGTTGTACAGTATT